AATTTGGATATACTTTTTACGTTCATTGTTAAATTTGAAAGAGCTCATTTTGACACCTCATTTCTTTATAAAATAAAAGAAACCCAAACCTAAAAGTCTGAATTTCTTTTTTCTTCTCTTTCTTGATACTCGGTTGTATATCGATAAGTACCACGCGCCACATCTCGTCCTTCTAAAACAACAGGAACCTCCACAACTAAATCGCCACCAAGCATTGGGATTACTCCGTTACCAGAAGATCCAGATGATTGATTAAATACTTGATTCGATACACTGTTTGTCATAGCTTGTCTACTATTCGACATACTTCCATACACACCATTCATGACAGACTTTAAACCGGATAGCTGATTCATAGAACTAGCCATCATACGGCTCATATCACCCATTAATTGATTCATAGTTCCAGTAATACCGAGTGATTTTTCTTTTGATGATAAAGGTGTAACTGTGATTGAATTACCCTTCTTCGTAAATAACTCTGGTCCGGCTTCTCCTGTAATAAATGAACCATCACCTACAGGCTTTCCGCCTTTAGCGAGCATCGGCACATGTGGAATAGTTGGAGCACTAACTCCTGGGATTTCATTCAACAATTCTGCCGGTGTATTAAAACCATCTATGAACTTATTAATAATACGTATGATTCCGTTGATAGCTGTACGAATACCACTCTTAATTCCATCCCAAACGCCTAATACTGCTGACTTCATTCCATCAAATGCCCCACTAACAGCATTTGTTACCCAACGAACAGGGGTCATAATGGCGTCTTTTAAACCATTCCACACTGAAGATGCTGTGGATTTAATGCCATTCCAGATACTTGAAAGTGTAGACTTAATGCCATTCCAGACACTACTACTTGCACTACTAATCATATTCCAAACAGTTGAAATAGCTGATTTAATGCTATTAAAAATTGAGCTTGCTGTGGAAACAATTGAATTCCATAAGCTAGAAAGATAGCTTTTAATCGCATTCCATACGGCACTCGTAGTGGAACTAATAGCATTCCAGACATTCACAATCCAGTTTTTTATTGCATCAAAAATTGGTGTGACAATAGATACTAACCCATTCCAGCATGCTTGCAAGAAATTCTTAACCGCATTCCAGACAGCCATCGTGGCTGAACTGATTATATCCCACACACTAATAATCCAGGATTTGATTTTTTCAAAGATTGGCGTTACAAATGACACAAGTCCATTCCAACAAGAAACCAAGAAATTCTTAATTGTTTCCCATACTAGGCTTGTAGTAGAACTAATTTTATTCCAACATTCAGAAATGAAATTCTTGATACTTTCAAATAGTGGAGTAGCAAAGTATAAAATAGCTGTCCAAATTGCTTGTAAGTATTGAGTAATGAAATTCCATACAGTTTGGATCACTGTGGAAATACCATTCCAAATCATAGAGAAGAAATCAGCAATCCCTTGTAAAACAGGAGTTACAAAAGCTACTAATCCATTCCAAGTCTCTTGAAAGAAAGTAGAAATAGAGGTCCATATTTCTGTAAAGAACGTCGCTATTCCCTGCAAAACTGAAGTTAAATATTCAACTATCCCATTCCAGATTTCCATACAGAAATTAAAAATAGATGTCCAAATACCAACGTACGCTTCTAGAATAGCGGTTCCCCAGGTTACAACAAACTCTACAATGCCATTCCATATCCCTATTAAAAATTCCTTAATTGAGTTCCAAACTGCTGATGTAGATTCACTAATGCTATTCCACGCTTCACTTGCCCATTGCACAATCCCCTCCCATATTCCTACTAAGAATTCTCCAATTGTATTCCAGGCATCAATGGTCCATTGTTTTATGGAATCCCAATTTTGATAAATTAGTACGCCTAAGGCAACTACAGCGGCTACAACCACAGCGATTAACGCTACCCATCCCATCATTGCAGCCCCTACACCCGATATGACAACAACTATTGGTGCTAAAGCCATAAACGCCCCTGCGATTACTCCAATAGCTACTGCAATAGCTGCCAAAGTAGCTGCTAGTTTAGGATTATTAGAAATCCAGTCAGCAATTTTAGCAACAACATCGGCTATCACTCCCAGTACTGGTTTGAGAGCCATTTGTAAATCTTGCATTGCTTTTTGAAACTTAACTGCTGGATTTGCATCCATTTTTTTGATAGAACCATTTAATTGTTCTTGGTTCTTTTGGAAATCAACTGTTTTTTCTTTCGCACCCAGCAAAGTATTAATAATGTTTTGCCCTTGATCTTCATACATTGTCATTTTGTTATCGTAAAGGCTTTTTATCCTCTACTTCCGGGGATTTCTCCGCATTATAGGACGTTAACTCATCCTCGGTTCAGCATATATTTTCAACCAATTAGGTTGTCGTTCACTCGTGGGAGTATTTTATTCTGTAATACAGGTTCAACTCCTATGCGTTACAGTGAGCCACATCTTTTAAAATGTGCTTTACCACGGTGTTAGCACCATCTTTACATGCTGAGCTTTCACCGTTTTTGAACGATTTTACTTCGGCACAATTCATCATCTACCGAAAAATTTAACACCTAATTCATTACGCTTTGTTTCATCATCAACTTGTGATAAGGCTTGTGCAATCTCGGTCATAGCCGCAGAACCTTCTTTACCGCCATTAGCTACAGCTTGACCCCATTTTTCAACTTGTTCCGCTGAAATATTAGTGCCTTCAAGAGCTTCTTTCATAGCTTTATCGACACCTTGACCGAACTCAGCCGCTTTAATACGCCCCTCTTTCAGACCATCTAAGAGATTATCAATATTCCAAGTACCTGTTTCAACACCAGCCTCCATAATCGCCTGTACTTCTTCAGCACTATATCCAGCTCTTGTTAACTGTCCTCCATACTCAGCAATAATGTCTAATTGTTCAGGTGGAAATCCCATTTTTAGCAACGCATTTGTTAAACCAAGTGCACCATCTTGCGAAATGCCTAATTCGTTGCCAATTTCATTCGTTTCTTGGATTAATTCCGTAAAATCTATTCCTTCATAAGATTGTGCAATTGCCGCTGCTCCTTTAACAACAGCTGCATTCGCTTCATCACTTACATTCTTATTTAAAGCCCACTGCCTACGTACACCTTCTAATGATGCCTCTGCATCCACACCATAAGCGGTTACCCCTCTTACAGCCGCCTCCACTGATTGCTTCGAGGATTCTGGAACATCAAAAGTTATATCAATTTTCGTTTGCAACTTTGACATATCCATTGCTTTTTCAACCGCACTAGCAATACCGCCACCTGCTGCCATACCACCTATGACGTTTTCTAACCCTACCTTTAGTCCTTCAAACTTCTTCTCCGTTCTTCCGGCTTCTTGCTGTAAATCTCTTAATTCATTTCGCACTTGTTGTATTGAGTTTCCAGCATCCACAGATCGAAGAGCTCGTTGCAATTTCTCTATATCTGTTTCTGCTCCTAATGCTTCCCTACCAATAATCCCAATCGCTTGTTCCAATTGCCTACTTGTAGCCGTACCACTTTTAATTGCATTCACAAGACGATTTCCTAATGCTCCCGCAAAATCATCAACACTTTTCCCAGTAGCACTAAACAATGTTTCTAATTGTCTTGTTGAACTCGCTACACTATCTTGCTCAGCCTTCATATTTCCAAGCTTATTCTTTAGGCCATTAAGCGATCCTTCTGTAAATTCAATTTCACGCCTGAATGCGCGGTATTGTTCTTCGGAAATTTTTCCATTTTGAAATTGTGCTTGGACTTGTTGCTCCGCTGCCTTTAATTTATCTAACTTTTGTGTTGTGTTTTCAATTTGCTGAGTCAGTAACTGTTGCTTTTGGGCTAAAGCTTCAATATTACCTGGATCAAATTTTAATAATCGCTCAACATCTTTAAGTTCTTTGGTTAAATCATTACTACGCTTATTAACATCTTTTAACGCATTTTGAAGTCCCGTGGTTTCACCATCAATTGAAATACTAATTCCTTTAATTCTTCCTCCTGCCATCATCTCACCCCTTTCTTAGAATGAATCGAAGTCTTTTTGATTTGCTTTACGGGTTTTCTCTTTGTCTGGATTCTCCATTTCTGCAAATTCAGCAATATAATCAAAGCAATCACCGATTGTCATTACTTCTAAATCCCAGCTCGTTAATTTAGATTTATAACAAAGAGCAAGGAACAAATCAGTGGTGAATTCTTCATCACTGAAAGTCCCTTGCTCTTCATTACTTTTCTTTAGTTTTTTTTTGCTCCCATTGTACTTTGAATCATATCGTTAATCTCTGGAATGATTTCATAAATAGGAAACTCTTCAAATCCGTCTAACCATGTAATTGGATCCGGAAGATTCGGATCAGCGGTTTTAGCATATAACCAAACTAAATCATAAATAACTTCAAAATCTATTTTCTTTAAATCTACATTTGAGAGATCAATAGAAGGCTGAGAACCGTCTTGTGGTGTAAATGTACCAATAGCTCCTAAAGCCATCATATCAGCAAACAAATCACGTCTAAATTGCGCTTTGTAACGCTTAACAGTTGCTGCTGTACTTTTTAGTCGAACTTGCTTACCATCTATTACAATTGTTTTTTCCATCTAATTACGCTCCTTTTGGTGCTGTTGGTGTTTTCACATAAACCTTTTTATACCAATTATCATGGATTGCCGGTGTAGTTTTAGAAGTTGTCTTTGTCTTAACCATCGGTCTACCACCAGTTGCTAGAATAATTGGGCTTGCGACGAATTTAAGCTCGTTTGTATTCGGTTCAGCTGAATTTGTTTTTGATTTTGATGAAATATTAGGGCGACTCGCTGAACAGTTATACATAACATGACGAGTTGCTTTCACATCACCATCAAACTCAAATAACAGTGCGAATGGTTTCCCTTTTGCATCAGCTAACTCATTTAATACACCATCTGTCTCATCTAATTGTTCACCTAATGCATCAATTGCAAATTGCTCCGGAAGGAGTGCAATATTTAACGTTCCTTCATAACCTTGGTTATTATCTGCTGAGTAATAAAGCATGTCATCGGCATAGAATTCAATTAAATCACCACGTGGTTCATTTGTTAATTCAACCGCACCAGGCAATGGAATTGGTGTTCCAAATGTAACTATCCCATCTTTTGTTTCATATGTTGCATAATGTACATTTTTTAATCCAAAACTTACTTTGTTCTCACTCATTTATATCAACCTCGTTTCATAATTTTTTTGAAATAGATTTTCAGTTTCAATAAAAACCTCATAAGATTCATAAGGAATCTCATAATTATCTAGGATTTTTTCAAGATTAGCTTCAGCAACTAAATCTTTTTTATTTGTATAAAGCTCGATACTTAAGTTATTTATCTTGTGATATACCTTGTTATCAGCCATTAAATTCGCTGATCCGTCCACAAGAAAACAAATATAAGGTGGCGCTGGAACTGGATTATTTGACGTTGCTGTGAAATGCGAATAAGCCACAGGATAACCTGTAGCATCAAGGATTTTCTTTAATTCACCTAATGTCATTGTTGAATCGCCCTTTCGACACGTTCAATTAGTTCATTTATTGCTTTTTCTTCTGCCGGAGCAATGTGAACCTTAGCTGCTACACGGCCACCATTTGCTTTAGCATGTCCCTTTTCCAATAAATGTGTAAGTTGTGGTTTCAATGCATTATAAACAATGATTGCACTGCCATCTTTCTTTTTCCGCCACCCTTTACCATACTTCCCTGTTTTCTTAGGACTTTTTTGTTTCAGTTCATTCACAAGATTAGTCGCAACTTTTTCTTTAGCATCTTCTATATCTTCTTCTACCAGGTTAGCGTATCTTTGCAATTCCCTAGCAATATCACTTGCAAGAGTATCAATATTAGACACCGGCTTTCACCTCACAATAAAGTTCGATCTTTTCATCGTCTCTTTCATACGTGCGGTAAATGCTATATTCTTTATCTCGATACTTCACTTTTCGTTCATCTTGGTAATCCCAGACATGAACAATCAATATATGACTAGCCTTGATGTTACTTTGTCCAGCTTGAAAGAATTCTGATTGAGGAACTGATTTTTTCTTGCAAAATACCTGTTTACTAAATACTTCATTTTCCTCAACTTGTCCTAGTTCATCTTTAGTAATTGTTATTACTGGGAATAGTAAAATATCATTCATTTATAGTCACCCGCTAAAGTTAGATGATTCTTAAGCATGTTATAAGATGCTAAAAAACGTTCTGCCTCTTTTGCGTCTGAAATAAAATTAGCTTTTACATACGTAATAATTGCTCTTTTAATTAGAGGATCATTATCATCATTTGTCTTAAGGTGAGAAACGCCAGATAACTTCAAATCATATCGAGATGCTTCAATTAAATCTTCAAGTTCATCATCAAGAGCGTTATGTGAGACACGTACCGCTTTCTTCACAACATCAAGCATCATATTCATTCACCAACTTGCTCTAGCTGTTTTAAAGCTTCCAGAGCGGCATCTTTACCCTTAATCTTTTCCCCATTTGGAAGTTCGTAATATCCTCCTCCAACATGAACTGGTCCTTTTGAGCCTTCTTTTTTATCTATAATTCTTTCTTTATTCAAGAAACCCTCATCTTGTAGATACATTACACGTTCTGCGTCATTTGATTCATATGAATCTGCAACACTATAATGAGCGAAAGTGAATTTATCTCGAAAAGCTCTTTTTACAACATATTTATTCAACGGTTTCCCACTCACTGTTAAACCTCCTTATACCATAAAGAAAAGCGACTATTATACAGTAGCCGCTTTCTTCACTCGTAAGAATCCATTTTTAGAAATTACGTTACCACCTGCAAAAACAGAACCTCTATGTGCAATCATACCCTGCTTGAATTTAAAGTCTGTAGATCGTTGAACGTCCATATCTGAGAAGATAGTAAGTTGATAGTTTGACAAAGGACCATATGCCATGCTATATTGTCCAGCTGTTGTTTTAGCATCAGAAACAGCCTTACAAGCACTATTAATAATGAATGGTACCCCATCAATTGTTCCAGAATTACCTTGTGATACTACGTTATATACCTTTTTACCATCAGATGTACGAAGCTTAGCAAATGCTTTTAAATCTAGTTTATTTAAAATTAATACTGCCGCATCTTCTACGTCTTCATCTCCACCATAACTATAAATAATTTCATCTAATGTAGATGCGTCAATCGCCGAGATTTCTAAATCTGTTTCTGCATCAATTGCCGTAGCTGCTGCTGAAAAAATACCAGCAAGTCGATTCGTCGCACCTGTACCAATTAAAATTTCACGAGTTAACTTTTTACGAGTAGCTACCGTGATTCCCTTCATTACTTCAGCATCGTAATCAGCTGCCGGTAATTTTTGAAGCTCTTCTGTGTCCTCTGAATAAGCTGTAACTTTTGCTTTTGTGATATCTGCATATCCAAACGTTGTTTCTGATGTATTATAGTCATTACCCTCAGTTGTGTAATCACCTTCTCCATAACTTTTAATATATGGCTGTTGGTAACTCTCTCCACCTTTTAAAGTTTTAGAAGAAACGCGATCAATCAGTGTAGACACTTCATTGAAAGTTGGACGAATATCCGTTGCACTATGCTTAGGTAAAACTACATTACCACTTCCAACTGTAACAGCACGGTTTTCCATTAGAGCCTGTCCACGCTTTTCAGAAGTCTCTAATTCTACGTCCTGTTTTTGAGGTTCATTGTTAAATGTTTCAACTGTACGCATTTCAGGCATTTGATTATTATTAATCTCCTCTGCTTCTTTTAATAATCTTTGTCGTGTTTCAATTTGTTTTTGTGTTTCTTCCAGATCTCGTAACTCTGTTTCTAATGCTGTTAAATCTACTTCCTTATCGCTTTGTAACATTGAGCGAATTTCTGATTTTCTAGTTAAAATTTCTTGTAATGTTTTCAAATGAATCTCTCCCTTATAAATATGTTTTTAAAATTAGTTTTTTACGTAATTCTTTTTGATTGCGTTCCTTCACAAATTGTTTATATGGGTCATGACTTCTAGCTGAAACTTGCGAATCAGGATAAGCTGGGAAAACTACTGGACTAATCTCTAGTAACTTAGCTTTTGTTACACTACGAACTACATTGTCCGGATCTGATTCATCCCATTCTTCTTTGACCATTTGGAACCCAAAGGAAACACCGTCTACATCACCGCGTTTAATCGTCTCATATGTGTCATTTCCGAGTGTTGTATTGGCTAAGTCTAGTTCAAACCTTAGTCCAATCTCATCTTCAAATAAACGAAGAGTACCATTTTTAGTTCTTCCTAACACTTGTGATGTATCATGGCTCCATAAAGCTAATTGATCATCTTGAGTCAAGGACTCTGTGAAAGCTCCTTTTTTAAACTGCTCTTTAAATCGTTGCCAATAGCCCATTGTTACAGATTTCATTTCCCATTTAACTGCATAACCAGAAATTGTTCGAAGGCCATTTTCTAATTCCCTAATTTCAAGAGCACTACTCAGTAGTTCCCTCTTTTCCGTCTTGTTCATTGTCATCACCTCCTTCATCAGTGACATTCCCTTCCTTAACCAGTGCTGTATCTAACCTTCTAATTGGCTTATCTCCACCTTCAATTGGACCAAGTGAAAGAATTGCTCGCCATTCATTTGGTGTCAAAGAGCCTCTATCTACCATCTGAACAAGATTCATTTTGGTCCCCATAGAAGCGTATTGAAGTGAAGAAGATTCAAAGATAATTCTGTTACCAAACCCTCTTTCACGACGCGAAAAAAGCTTCCTGGTAAATTCTCCAGCAAGCTGCATTGCAAATGGCTCTATTTCTGATTCATAATAAGCATTCCATTCATCTTCGTTATATTTACTTTGGATAATCTTTTCGTTTGTATTAAAGAAATTATAAATACGTTGTACTGTTTCTTGCATCTGCTTGGAATCTGGTACAAACGCTTCAGGTTTCACTTGTTCTAAATCATACCTCGGATCAGAAGAAGCTGCTCCGCCATCATTCGAGATATTCAAATAGTTGTTCACAAAGTTTTTTACCTGACTATCAATATCTTCTTGTTTTAATACTGACTTAAACTTAAGAATCCACTTTACTACTGCACTATTTTTAATAGCTTTAACAATACCTTGATCAGTAGTTGTAACAATCTCCATTAACTGAGCTAATGCATTACCAGGATGTTCTCCGAAAAAGTCATTATCATTAAAGTCTTTACGCAAATGAATGATATCTGTATACGGAATCGTCATCTGCTTACCATTTTTAAAATAAAACTTTAAAAAGATGTCTCCCTGTGCACCTTCTACAACTTCAACTGTTGTACATGGAATAGGNTAAATCTCAGTAGGATAACCAAAATCNTCACGCTTAATATAAGCGAATGCATTATGATTCAANTCTAATTGAACAGCCATTTTCTCTTGAAACATTTGTCCTGTCATCAATGGATTAGGCTCTTCCAGTAAAAATCTCATATAGGAATCTGGATTCACTTTAAATTCAGTAGAATTATCTCGTATATGCTTGGCTATCAGCTTACCGACTGCTTTTGCTTTAGGTCGTATACAAGCTCGTATAATGTCACTTTGATAGATGTCCCCATTCCACGCAAAAAAACCTCCACCATTATCGTTTATCATTTCAAAACGAGTTGTAGTAGGAGCCTGTTTCTTTCCAAATATCTTATCAAATAACCCCAAATTCTCACCTCCTTCTTATATCATGTTGAGGTAGTCATTTCGTTTTTCTTGAAGAACTACATATGCATTTAAAAGTGCTGCTGTGCCATCAATACGACGTCTTTGGTTCTTTGTTTTATTTGGTTGTATATTTAAATTTTTATCAACTTCTATTGCTGTGTTGGAAAGACACCACTTGTCAATTGGGTTATTATTATAGTTTATTAACTTAGATTCCAAGTCAGCTCCTAACAGTTTCATCGGGCTAGAAAGTGTTTGTTTACCTTGCGCGATAGGAATCATAGATTCTTTACCAAAATAGCCTTCCATTTCTTCAACCCAATAATTTGCACTCCATCGGTCATAGCCAATCCATGGTATATATATCCCATACTCATCACGTATTTCTAAGAACCATTCTGTTACATATTTATAATGAACTGAATTCCCAGGCGTAGTCCTTAGTAATCCTTGTTCATACCATAAATCGTATGGAATCTTATCTTCTTTACTTCTTTTCTCAAGCAAATCTTCAGGAAGCCAGTACATTTGCTTTACATATATATGTGGGTCATTTGCAACCATAAAAATAACTTTTGCCGCGGTAAGATCTGTTGTCGCTGATAAATCTGCACCACCAATTCCATATGAAGGTTTCAACTCTTTGATGTTATACGTATCTACGTTGTTCAATTGCTCAAATGTTAACCACGCTTCTGATGATGTTTCACGAATATTAAAATCTTTAGTCAATAAATTGCTTACTAAAAGAGAATTAGCCTTAGCTTTATTTACTTTCGTTTCTAAGTTATCTATTTTCTTTATGGTACCTAAACCTGGATTCGCTTTAGCCCATTTAGTTTTGTCAGTCCACTCTTCTCTTTTATCAAGTTCATAAATAACAGGTAAAAAACGATTATCTTTATAACCATCTTCATCCTCTAATCCATTCAGTAACATTTCTGCTTCGTCATACTTCATATCATAAACAGATTCTCTTACTGTCCCAGCTGTTGTAATCATAAGAATCAATGGCTGCTCACGTGCTGACGTACCATCAACTATTACGTCATATAAATTCTTGTCCTTCCACGCATGTATTTCATCAAGGGAGGCTCCATGAACATTTAGACCATCTAATGTATCACTATCACTACCGACTGGTTTAAATACACTATCATTAAAATCTGCCGTTAATTCTTTGACTAAAGTTTTTATTCTTTTCGACAAAGCTGGTGACTTTTTAACCATTCTTTTTGATTCAGACCAAACGATTTTGGCTTGTTGCTCTTTCGTTGCTACCGCATATACCTCGGAACCACCTTCACCATCTGCTACCTGAAGATATAAGCATATACCAGACGAAAGTGTAGACTTACCATTTTTACGTGCAACTACTAAGAATGCTTCTCGATATTTTCTAGTTCCATCTATTTTATGAACAAAGCCAAAAGTCGCCGCTAAGAATGCTTGTTGCCAAAGTTCTAAATCAATTGGTTTTCCTGCCCATTTTGCTTTACTATGCTTACAATAATTTTCGATAAATTCAATAACATGATTAGCTCTATTAGAATCATACTCATATTCAGAATCATTATTATAAACATCACTAACGAGCTTCTTATAAATACGTTTAACTTTGTCACCTACTACAATTTCACCGGATTCAATTTTATTGTAATAATCTATTATAGGATTATGTGATAGTGGATATTGTTTTCTCATCGATTCTGCACAAACTTTTCAAATCCATCGTCGGTTTCTTCTTTCTTCTTTAGATCCGGCTTAGGAACGTAATCACCTAATTGCTTCATTATGCTTTGATAGTTTTTGTTCATTGCTATATATCGTCGAGCTTGCGGACGTTCCCTCTCATACGGCTCTTGATTCTCTGATTGTGAGAACATTTCATCATAACCATTCTCATCGAGGTCTTTTCGAATATCTTCTAATCGAACACGTAAATCTGCCGCTTCCACAATTAATCCCTCTACTACCAAGAGGGTATCTTTTGGCATTTCTTTATATATTCGTTTAAGTCTCGTTATCTCTTTATTAACCCGTTCTTCTTTTGTTAATTCCTTCTTTATTGCCATAAATAACACCTCATCTCTTATGCATTTGGGGTAGGGGGTCACGTGAAATGACCAATTTATTTTTTGAAGGTACCTCATCGGTCCTTCGAGAACTCGAAAAAGATTTTGAAATGGGGGGGCTTTTATTTCTTTGGAAATATCAGCGTTCATTTTTTATTTTAATTTTTTATTCTTTTTGTATTAAATCCCCATTCTCATCAAACATTAATCCTTCAACAACTGGACTATTCTTCTCATGATGTTCACGATTATGGCAATCCTGACATAAAAGTTCTAAGTTATGAAAGCTCAATGTAATCTCTGGGTTATTTATATTCTCTGGTGTTATGTAATCCTTATGATGAACAATCTTCCCTGTTCCCTTACACCTCTCACATAATCCATATCTATATTTAAAATATGAATCCCTACACTTCTTCCATGCTGTGGATTTATAAAACCTCTTTGCAAATTCTTTTGCCATGCATCCACCTCAAAACAAATAACCGCTCAATGTTGAACGGTTATCTTTTATATAAAGTTATACGAAACCCAATACGGTAAATGAAGTTTTATATAACATAATTGTGATTAATCCCTATCTATTATTAGGTGGCTTTTGTACGACAAAAATAAAGCTTTTATCTCTTATTGGACAGACTTAAATTGAATGCAAATACTCTAAATAGCTTTCCTCTCAATAATTTATATCATTATATTATTTTATAAAAAAATACAGATTAATCAACTGAATTACCTTTACACGTATTATAATACGTGTTATAATAAGAGTATAGAAAGGAGGGAATAAGGGAGATGGACATTCTAGATATTTTAGACAAAGTAAGCGGGATTTCTTCTTTCATCTTAACGATTTACATACTTCTCAAAGAAAGCAAAGAAGAAAAAAATAAGCGTCCTCAACGCAAAGGTTCAAGCCGACCAAGCACAAAACCTAAGCGAAGAAAACGCAAATAACCCATTGGGAAACTCAACCAACTGGTTGGGTTTCTCAAAAAAATATTATCATCTCCCATATCAATATGTCAAAAACTTCATTGATTTTAAATACTATTTGTTTGTTTTTAACAATTCGTTTCTTTATTGTTACCGACTTTTCTAATTTACAAATGTTAGACACTATCTACTTAATAGTGATTATTTTATGGATTCTGGTCTTCACCATTTCGATTATCAAGAAATTGAAGAAGTAAATCCATTACACTATATTTAGCAGGAGGAAAAGCAAATGAGCACTTACAACGATCGCTACATCTACCCATCTATTTTTGATTTTTCTAATGAGCAGGTTACTGTTACATTTCCTGACTTAGCAGATTGTCATGCTAATGGTAATAACTATGAGGATGCTTTTGAAATGGCTAAAAAGACATTAGCAACTCATCTATATGAAATAGAAGAAAATAAAGGCACTATTCCGCCCACATCTAATCCAACTTCTATCCAAACTAAAGACAATCAAGTTATTGGCTTAATAGAAGTATGGATGCCACCATTCCGTAGTGAAATTGAAAATAAGGCAGTAAAGAAAACATTAACTATTCCTCATTGGCTTGATAAAATGGGAAAAGCTAATAATGTAAACTACTCACAAGTGTTACAAGATGCATTAAAAAAGCATTTAGGTGTTACTGAAAACAAGAACGTATGAAAGAGATGAATTATCTTCATCTCTTTTTTCTATCTCCATAAAAAAAATCAAAAACCATTTACAGAAAATGATTTTTGATTCTTCCTTCCTAATCAAAAGCCTTCTTAATAACTTCAAAAGTAGCTTTTAATGACCCACCCAACAAAATTATCCCCAAAAGAAAATAAATGATAAAAATTGCATAATACACATACAAATTAGAATTTATCGGCAAATAAGGGAACAAAAAAGTTATGAGTAAAAACGTTAACGTAACGAGCATCAATGTCAAATAGTTCAAATAAACGTTTTTATTTTCTGTTCTAGATTCATGATTTTGAAAAGACATACAAGCAATAGAAATTGCAACCAGACCTATAATTATGCTTATTCCTAATTTCGCTGTTTCCTGAAGCATCTCTGTTAACATTTTCATATTTCCTATGGTATTACATATTACAGTAATCACTGTAACAATTGCTAAAGCAACGACTAATCGAGTAATAGCTCGAATGTCTTTACGGATTTTTCTCATATGTGATAGCCTCCTTCTATACAAGGATAAAAGAAGACTACATTAAAATCAATAAAACTTAATATTAAGTTTTACATTAAACAATCTTCAAGAAAGCGTCTAAACTTCATCATATGGTCTATACTTATCACGCAGGACTTCTAGTTCTTTCTTCTTCTCTTCAATGTCTTCACGTAGAAACAAACTCACTCGTTCCATCTTCTTAAATGGCACAAGTTTACCATCTTTAATCATTTTACTAATTCTCGCTTTACTAATCCCTAAAACATCCATTACCTCTGGTGTCGTTAATACCTCATCATGTAAAAAAGAAAGCAGTTGCTCTTTATCCTCAAACTTGTACACTTTATTCACCTCTTTTTTCTTTAAAAATCTCATAAAGTCGTAATGACGTATTTATTATATAAAGGACTAAAAGAATGATTAACACGATATCCAAAACAGTTTTAAAAATACTCGCTTCGACTGAATCTCGAAAATACGCAAAGTAAAACAGTGTAACGAAAATAATTAAGATGTTCGATGAATTACTTGTTTTCTTCATATTGTTTACAAATTGGCAAGTTGTTATAATGTGTATAGAAGAGAGAAGGTGCGCTTCTCTCTTCCGCTCAAAATCATTTTCGTTTACGTCTGGCTGGGCGTTTTCGTTTGGTTTTGAGCTTTTTTACTTTTTCGTGGATGACTAGGACTTTTTCGATGATTGTTAGTGCTGTAAGTATCATTCCTAGTATCAGTGCTAACTTTGCCAATTTGTTTCCCCCCTTTCGTTCTTTCTATATTTATTATACCATATCTATTTACCTAAGTAAACAGATTACATGCATTTTCTGATTGTTTTTTTGATGTTTTTATCAATTAAAATTCTAATCAAATATACGTTTCTCCTTTGATATCTTGCTTATCTACTACCAGAAACCAAAATAAAAAGCACCCAATCTGGATGCCTTTTGTTCAATAAAAAACTATGTAGTACCCTTATTTTTTATGGTAATTTAGATGCCAATCAAAATACTCAGCATTATCTTTATTCCACGTTAAGCACTCTTTTCCTTTGAGACTCTCAATATAATCCCTTACTGATTCTGGTAAATTATCTGTATTAACCAAGCTAATAATTTCTCCATTCAAGACAGTGATATACCCTTTCTCAAATAAATCATCACAACCAAATTTACACATAGGTACGGCTATATTTTCAATATCCAATCTTTCTTCTATGCTACAAAATGCTCTTTTCTTAATATGTGCAGCTACAAGTAAATCTATAGGATACTCTTTCCCACAAATTCCACAATTACACGTTTTCTTATCATTAAACAAATAGCCACGTAATATCCCTTGCTCTTTTCTAGCCTTGCCTTTTATCTCATTATCCAATGAAGCACTTTGTTCTAAGTCACCTATGATGTCTTTAATACTTTTCTTTGTTTCTTCCTTTGTACTAATTGGAGCATAAGAAGAACTATACAAATCAAAAGCACTCATTATTATGTTACTTTTCTCTTGGTCTAATACTCTGAAGCCTTGTATTAGATTTCCCTCTTCGTAATCTAATAATCTATTAAAGACACTTAAACTAATAGCTTGATGCTTTATTTCATCTAAGAAGTAAATATACTCCCAGCTTTCACCACTATCTGTTTCTCCCCACAGATGCTTTGCTAATTCTAAATTATGTACCTTATATGCAATGGTAGCAGATGCAAAAATTTGCTTATTCGCTGAGAAAAGTGTTATATCTCCTCTTTGAATCTTTTCCCATTGTTTTATCTTCTGTGGACTTGGAGTTATCCCCCAAACACGGATTAAGTTTCCTTTATAAATTTCGGATAAATTATTAGCATCCTCTTGTTGTAAAAAAGGCTTAATTTTCTCAAATTCAATGCCATTACGCATTGTGGATTGAAAATTAAATTTAGCTACTTTATTCCCTGTAGGTTGTAGTATTACGTTGTACATACACTTACACCTCTTCTGTTTTATTTAGTTTTCTATAGTTCGTTATATTTTTTATTCGATCCAAATGATTTTTCAACTGGATATTTCCTTTTGTTTTTTTCTAATTTATTTTGAATTACTTCTTCTATATCCAAATTCATTTGGTCAGCCAATAGGATAGAATAAATTAATACATCAGCTAGTTCATCTTTGATGTTTTCAAGATTTTGTTCTATTGCATCTTCACTACTTTTCCACTGAAAATTCTCCAATAACTCGCTAACCTCTAAAGAAAGAGAAATCGCTAAATCCTTAGGGTTATGAAATTGCTTCCAGTCTCTATCATCTCGAAACTTAAGAATTTCCTTTATTGTATTTTGATTCATTTTTGAATCCTCCCGCTATTATCCATTGGTAAATCCTTCTTCAATTATATAAAACCAATTGCTTCCATTGCAAAAATTTAGATATACTAATTTTAAAAAGATAGACTAACAATAAATATAGTTTTCTCGGAGGAATACCTATGGCAAATAAAAAACCTTGGTTAAATGAAATCATAGAAATATTAACGGAGTTAGGTGGAGCTGGAACACTAAATCAAATTAAAACCAAAGTTATGGAACGTAATAGAATAGACCTAAGTAAATATCAGCATGGACAATCAATAGGTGCACAAATTAGAAAGACCATCTATTATCATTCTAGTGAATGCGATATTTATAAAGGGGAGCGGGACTTATTTTATGCTGTAAATGGTAAAGGAAATGGATGTTGGGGATTACGAAACTTCGATAACAATAATGATTGGGATTTCATCAATCTTGAGGAGGAATTTTCTGAAGGTAAACAAATACTTAGAACTCATTTATCCTATGAACGTAATAGCAAAGTAATTAGGTTAGCAAAAGAACATTTTAAACAACAACATGATGGAAAGCTTTTCTGTGAGATTTGCGGTTTTGACTTTCAAAAAATATATGGTGAATTAGGAAAAGATTTTATCGAGGGACATCATACAATCCCTGTATCTCAACTGAAAGAAGGAGAAAAGACTAAAATTAAAGATATTATAATGGTGTGCTCTAATTGTCACAGAATGTTACATAGGTGTAAACCATGGTTAACTAAAAAGGCATTGCAAATATTATTAAAAAAGCATATGTAAATTCTCTGCAAATATAAGTGGTCTCTTTTTCACTTCCGACCTAACGTCCTTTTGGTCCTCAAAAGACAACAAGGAGTAGAGGCGTTATCCTCTACTCCTTGTTAATTCTATCATCTCGTTTAACATTGTTGTTTCACCATATTCACTAACTTCTTTATCAAATAATTCTCTGTGATCCGGCCTTAATAAAGCATATGTATTCTCAATAAAATAATATTTTTCTTGTGTAACAAATAATTTTCTCCAATTTTCCAGATGAGTTTCGACATCAAGTAATATTGTTCTAATTGTTTCAAATGGTACATTATAGATAATATTTTGAGGTATCTCTAGATTATGATATTCTTCGTCTATTCTTTTGGGACTGATTCTTTTTTGCAAACAATAATAACTAAACCATATTATATATAATTTAACAGAGTAATAATTTTCTTTACGGTAGTTAACCCCTTGTTCATCCATTGGGGTTGCTAATTTATCTAATAACCTTTGGAAATCTTCTAAATTTTCATCAAAAATTATACCTTCAGCCAATACCTCATTAATTGTATCCAACTTTAATTGACTGACTACCGTAAACCTTATTAACTCAGCAAAACACTTCATCTTTTTATATTTTAAAGAATAAACTAGAATCTTTTTTAATTGGATAATTGCATCTTTATAATCTACTAAGTCCTTTGATAATATTTCGTTAAATTTTATCAATATATTCTTAGCAATTTTAGCATCATTTAAATTAACAGCATTCACTAAAAATTGATAGTAAACATCGCAATCTTTTATATTTTTACTATGTTGTTTATAGATTTTATTAACATAATCCAGTATCAGATTAATGTACTTAGTTGTTTGACTTTTTTTATCGTGTCTCATTGTCACTTCAAATATTTCATTATAAATTTTAAATAATTTTTCAACATCTTCATTTTGAATGTCTTTAGCCTTAGATATCCCGTACAAAGATTTTAAAATTTCGTCACAAACAAAGTATTCACCTTGCGAAAAGCCTATGTCAAAACAATCTACAAACACTTGACCTATTTTATTGACACAATCCTCAAATATTTTCTGTTTTTCTTTAGATTTACTTTCTAATGTAGGGATCATTTCAAAACCTATTTTTAAATCTGTTTCAGGAAATACTTTGGATTTTAATACATATTTTTGATTAGTAGGTATTTTAACATCTATTTTATATGTTTTACTATGATCCAGCTTGTATACGGACTTAAATTTTAATTTTGACTTTTTTTGATTATCCATTTCACTCTGCGATATCTCTGCAAGTTTAGTATAAAAGTATTCATTCACAGACTTTTTCAACTTATCATTTTCAGTATATTCTACAAATTCTCTCCAAATATCACTTATATCACGAATAGTACTATCAATATCTTTGTAATCTTTACTCTTAATTGAACGCATTAATAAATTAGTAAAAAGTCCTATCTGATTGTTTAATTGATAAACATTTATGTTATTCAATTCCTTAGTATTCGCAAAATGTATTTCCTTATTAATATTTCTCATAGATTTTTTAATATCAGTTAGAAATTTTCTCTTTAGTGTTCCGGGAGAGCAGTATAAAAATATATGCATCGCAGCAATACATACATATATTGAGTATAATCCACCAAATATCAAGTCCCCTAAAAATGTTGTAAAATTCTCTATTAAAAAACTTTCTGTACCTTGACTAGGTATCCCTACAAAAAATACTACTAGTAAATGATAGCATGTAAATGCAAAAGTAAAAATTAATAGAGATTTAATAGTTTTATCTTCTAATAAAAAATCCAAAAAAGTACCTGTGTATGAATTTACAGTTAACGATGATATAGCAACTACAACCGTGATGACTAGTGGAGCTATCCTAAATAAAAAGTCTAAAACAGCACCTCTTAAGTCAAAAACTCCCTGAGCTATACTTTCTACAAAACTATTAGACGGCCAAGTATCAATCCACCGAAGTATGATAAAAGAAAGAATTACAATTATAGAAAAAAGAATTAAATTCCTTTTCATATATTTCCCTATTTTTATTTCCAACAAATTATGGGGCATATTAAACTCCTACCTCCGCATACTTTAGATCTTCAATGACCTCCCCTAATTTATAATTAGAAACTCCATTATCAGCATATACTTTATTTAATAATGTAGAAAGTGGTGCATTCAGCAACTCTTCTATTGTTTCTAACATCGTCTCTTCATCAAATATTTGAGGAATAATCTTTGATGATTTATTTAAATATTCTTTCCCTTGCTCAGCAATTGTATAACTATCATGACCAAATGCTTTATTTACAAGCCCCGCACTTTCTAAAAACTCAATATCCTCTGATAGTTCTCTAGAATACGGACCATAATACCATCGGATAAATTTATAATTAAAAGTCTGTGTGCTACCTTTTCTCCTGGTACGCTTTTCTGTTTCAAATACAAGTGTTTGAAGACGTGCCTCTCCATGGATTTCCTTAGAAGCATGTATCATTTGCATTAAAAACAACTTATTTAATACACTCCTTTTTAACATATCCAACACCTCCAAATCCTTTATGTTACCAAACAATAATTTAAATTTCAATTTGTATACATTAATTATAAATTTATAAATTTAACCAGTCAATTAATAATATAAGTCATTATTAGCCATTTTATGATGAAACAAACACCTTTGTATATTACACTTACCCATTTTATATTCTTTTACACATCCAAAATGTCCTTGTAAAAGCATTCTATTATTTTATTCCTCTAAAATTATTTTTTCTATAATTATTCTTCATGTATATTAATAAATGAGAGCCTCATCCACAATTGCAGAAGAGGCTCTCATTTACCTGTCTCGCTATTTTCTTTTCAGCACGTTCTATCATAGACTGTACCGTACTACATGTAACGTTTAAGTATCTAGCAATCTCTCTGTATGTTAAACAATATCCTCGAGACATTAAGTACACTTCCTTCTCTCGCTCCGTTAACAACGACAGTGCATCTTCTAACCTAACCTTATCCCATTCACCAATTGCATGTTCTTGCTGGTGGTTATCCCACTCATATAAGTTATCATCTATACTACGGAAATACCTTTGCATTAAAAGCGGATCACATGCTCTTTCTCTCTGATACGCAGCTAACCTTTCAACCCCTCTACGATTTCCCGGTCTTCTCGCCTTTTTCATCCATTCTAAAGAATAAGTAATATCACTAATCATATCAGTTAGGATCTTTACATCTTCCTCTTTAGCATCCTTTTGTGCTTCTCTCAATTGTCTTAAAGTCGTGTTATATTGCTTAATCAAATCCTGCATAATCTATCCCCTCCCTATAAACAAAAAAGAACACCGTATATAGACTGTACTTCTCTACATAACAGTGTTCTTTTATTACTTTCATATTTAATTTCTACGCTTCTCTCACTACACAAGTAACTTACTACTTATACAGTCAGAGAAACGGAAAACCGTTCCTCATAGACACAAATCGGTAAGTGTAGCTGATGCTTCTAATTAGTTTGGTAAAGTTCAAGAGAGAAATAAAGTGTTGAGGTGCCCCACGCCTCTTTGAACCGAGGAAAGTATGATTAGCAATTGGACATTCGGAAGGAACATCCTCGGCTCAAAGAGAGGTGTAACCCTCTCCCCCGTTGGTCGGACCCTTACTTACGTTTATTCGTGAGTAAACTATAATTAATTGCCCTAACCCGAGAAATTTAGATAAATCAAGAAACAACATACAGTACCATTTCCGTGGCAGTTCTTATGACACTTTTATAATACATGGATATTCATCATATTTTTTATCTATTTTTTATCAAAATGAAAATTATCTATTACTTTAATACTCTTCCTTGGAATACACCCTCAGCTGTTCAATTGCTATCTTTCGTGCATGATCTTCACTATCTATCAAAGAAAACCCTTGATTGATAGAACTCCAAAACTCATATCCACAATCCTCCATCCACCTATAAACTTCTGTTGTATATAAACCATCTTTTCGTTTTATTACTTCAACTTTATATTGCTTACTTGGAGAATATAGTTCTCTCACCACGTGTCCCATGATTTCATTCTCTCCTCAAAAATATTTCTACAGTTAATTTAAAAAGAAGCCACCTATTTTTACAGATGGCTCACTCTGACTTATTATACGGTTGATACTTTTCCCTTAATGCTTCTAATTCCTTTTTCTTTGCTTCTACATCTGCACGTAGAAATAAACTAACCTTGTCCAATTTTTTTACAGGAGTTAACTTCCCTTCTTTAATTAATTGGCTCATTCTCGCACGTTTTACACCAAGTATTTCAGATGCTTCGCCGGTAGTAAGAACTTCATTACAAATGAAGTTTTCGACCTCTTCTCTTGAATCCAAATGATACTTCATTTTCTTCCACCTCGTATGTCTTTAACTACCAAAATAATTGTTAAAATCAGCATGATTGCCGTTACAATATCAGTAAATATATTTTGCCACATTTGTCGAATTCCAATAACAGCAAAACACGCTAATATTAAAGAGAATATGAATGTTTTATTGTTCTTTTTCATTTTATTAACTAGACGTGTTATAATTTTATTAAGAGAAGCGAGCTGTAACTCGCTTCCCTGTGGTGAAGTTCTTCGGTTATCTTACTTATCGTCTTTCTTATCGCTTTTTTCGGAAGCCTGAGCAACTATCCAAGCGATTGAGACTATGTAGAAGATAACTTGAAGGACTTTTAACATTTCGTCTAGCATTTCCTCACCTCCTTATATATTTATTATACCACATCGCTAAACATATGTATAGGGATTATTCCAATTAAATTCAGTTACATCTATAAATAAACTAAAAAGAGCCGCTATATTTAGCGGCTCTTTTTAATTAATCTCACGTTCCATTTTGTCTTAAATACAAATTTTTTATTTATCCTTAAGTTTTTCTATAAGAAATTTTGATATATATGTTTCTTCAGATATTTTCATAAAGAACACAACTGCGTGCTCATCTTCTTTAAAATATTTGTGAGCATTCTCTAATCCTCTTACCATAACATACATACCACCATAAAAAGCAAAGTATGTTTTTAGTTCTACACCAGCTATAACTATTGGTGCTTCTGAAGTACTATCTATAAAATTTAATCCTGCTGCTACTAAAGTTATAATTCCTAGTAAATATTCGAATGCTCCATAAAGTAATGTTGTATTCTTATTTTTCTTTAATCTATAGAAAGTATGTGTTAATTTAAAACATGGAATACTCCAAAATACAGTAATACCAAATGCTAAAAGAACTCTAAACCAATCTACTATCCCCGGCATATCTCTTAAAACCAATAGACTTTTCTTTATTCCTACCAAATATAGAATTGATATAGCTATATAAGTTACAAAAGCTAAAAAGATTAATATATATGTACTAAAAATTATTCTTTTAAAATTTTCCATTATTACTCTTTGAAATTCTTTAATCATTTCCATTGTTACATTACTAATTATTTTTTTGTATAATTCTTTTTTTTCTTTCTCACTCATAGATCATTTCTCACCTTTTTGATAATTTTCCAATTTATTAAGTGCTTTTCGATATAAGATTTTAGAATTGAATCAACTACAATTAAGTTATATATATAAATTTAACGTTTATTAAACACCGAAAAAACCGCCCATTTTAGCGGTTTTTTGGTACTTAATAAAAATCACTTTACTCGTGTAAATGGAATAATATTTTCCATAACCATACTCTCATATAAAATCCCTTGTTCTAAAGAGCACATGACTTCTAATTCTGTTGCCTTTATACCAGTTTTAAATATTATCTCTGATGGTTGCATCATTGCTTTATCTATTAATAATTTTATTGCTTGTTTTAATAAAATTGGACTCTCAAGCGGAATTTCATCATCTAGCGGCTCAGACAATCTCCACTTTTTTCTACTAATTTGTTGTCTTAAATACAAAGCGTACTCAGTAGTAAACACACCCAATGACTCTGCCCGATAAATTATTGCTTGTAATGAGACTTTCCAATGTTTTTTTAATACTAAAAGATAATCTAATCCTGCCGCAGATAGGTCAGAAACAAAACTTGTTTCTGGCATTAAGAAAGCTGATGCAAATCTATTGGCCTCTTGCTCCATTCTCTTATGCTGTGCTTTATCATTTACATCTTTTTTCTTATACCTAGAGTGTAATATTAAATGTCCTAACTCATGTGCAATATTAAAGCGCAACCTTACAGACGAAATTCTATCTTTATTTAAAATAATGTAAGGTCTATTGTTATATATTACAGAACAAGCATCAATTTTCTCATGCTCTAAAGGTGCGTAAGCAATAATAATCCCTAATTTTTCACACAGCAACGTTACATTACTAATAGGTCCATCACCTAAGCTAAGAAACTTTCTAAAACCCATAGCAATTTCATCTATCTGTTCAAAATCAGTAGGTACAAAACTTTCACCATGGGTATGAATAGGAAAACTCACTAAAGGTAATTTTATTTTCTCTTCAATTACTTTAACGAGCCAAGTTACAAGTTCTATTTTATTTTCAACTTGATCTTTATATTTTTTTGCAACAGTTGCTCCACTTCTAAAAAAATGAGGGCTATCTGGTTGATTTAACATATCATCTCGACCAAAAAAGAATGATGTCTCAAAACCTAAATAATGCGCCAACTTTTCTATAGTTTCTGGTTTAGGTATAGATTTTTCGCCCTCATATTTTGAAAGCATTTGATGAGTAACATTGATTTTTTGCGATAAATCTTCTAATGTAAATCCTCTAATATTTCTTGCTAATTTTAATTTTTTACCGGAAAATTTATGTTCCCGAATTATTTCTTTCATCTCTTTCCACCTCGTTGGTGAATTGTTGTAAGTCCTCTAAGCTGAATTCCTTAATCTCTTCCACCGTACTTTTTGGGTGAACGCCTTGTATTGTAACAAATTCATCTAACAATTGTATAGCTTCTATCCATTTTTTATTTCTACCAGGTATACCTAAAGAAACAAACAATGGGCTTTGGCTTTGATATCCATGGTTTAATTGAAAATATAATTTATCTTTTTCAATTATTCTAGGCTCTTCTACATCTAATTCATTGCCCCAATCCCAATAACACTGTACAGATTTCACATATTGATCTCTGCAATATGCTGGTCGGGCAATAGCACTCTTCCTAGCGACTTGATTAATATGTAGCACTATATCATCGTTATAAACTTCAATTAAAGAAGCTGATTTATTGCGGTTATAACTTACTCGCCAATTAAACGGTAAATTCCCTTTTTTGATTTCTTCACGTATAAAGAATTCCACAACAATATTTTTCATATTTGGTACTAAGCTATTGCCACGTTTCCAATCAAATGCAGGAGTATTCTTTGCATGAGTGTAACACCAACCATATGCGTTATTAATTACTTGTGGAATTCTCGTTCGAATAATCCTTGGAAAGTAATTTTCAATAAGTTCTCGTGGATCCTGTTCAGCAGCAACAATTAGACTCACCAACTTCACCTCTTTCTTTTCTTGCAACTATTCTACAATTTTTATTTATTTTTTGCAACCAAAAGAGTTTTTATTTTTTAATTTTCTATCTTCTTATTTCTCTACCTCAATTCCCAATCTATAAGCCAATTCACACAAAGCCTTATTCCTCTTCCTATAATAATCTGGTTGAGACATATTCAACGCCCTACACATCTTTATCCAACTAGGCCTCTCTTTCCCTAGATATGCTAACTCAATAAGTTGCTTATCCCATGCATCCAGCTTCTCTACACCTTTTCTTATTTCTTGGATATAGTTGATTCGTTCTAAAAGCTTTTTACTAATGCCGATATCCTTACCATCTTGTACACTCTCTATATCTCTTTCATCTATATTTGATAAAAACAAGTGATACTTTTTCAAAGCTTGAAGCACATTCTTCTTTGTCTGCTCTTTGTTAAGAACAGGTAGGGCAATATCCAACATACTCTCACTCCTTCACCATTTTCAAAAATGTATCCAGCGGCATAACTACCAACCACGGTTTTCTATCCGCCTTAATCGCTAATGCATCTGGCTGTTCACGTTCATCCTCCAACCAGTTATATAACGTCTTGAATCCTTCTTTCCTCGCTTTCACTTCCCATTCAAGACCTAACCCCTTCACATCATTTGAATACCCGTCCATCGCACCAGAGAGCGGTACACGAGCACCACCTATCAAACTAGCAAATTCTCTTTCACGTCTCATTCCTTTATCTCGTTGACTCTTTCCCATTTATAAATCTCCATTTCTTTAAAAGGATTATTTTATTAAGTTTTAAACATACCGAAAGCCGAATGTTCCCAGATGATATAATATAGTCAATTAGAAAAAATTTACTTTATTAACCCCAAAGAAATGAGGTGGCTTTTATGAAAAGCATGAATAAATGGGTACTAGCTATTAGCTACTTTTTTGTTTTAACACTCGTTCTCCATTTATCGTTTAAAATGTTGATTTTAACTGCTATGGATCCTACTGGCTTTCCAACTTCACGATTTCTCATCGGACTGTTAACTTTAGTATGCGGAAGTTGTTTATTAGGTTTTGGAGCTAGAAAATATATTTTTTCCTCTTCAAATATTAAAAGTGAACAATGGAAAGTTGCAGCAAAGTTTACCTTGTTGACGACTCTATCTTGTTTTACTGCAATGCTTATTTTCTATTGGGTTTAACCTTAAATTTTTTCACAATATACATCTGCCTCTGAATGAAACTCAATATTCCGTCAATAATATAGATACACCAGTCTCCAATTCCCCTGGAGATGAGCAGTTAGCTTTTGCTAGCTGCTCTTTTATTTGTAATCTTGCTAGGCTTCTGTTACTTTCCACTTCCGAAAAACTCGCCTACCCACTTTTCAACTATTACAACTTCTTGCCTTAATTGTTCTGCCAACTCTGCAATTTCTGCTTGAGCACCTTTCCCTTTTCTACGCTTATTGTAGAAATCTAAAAGTCCCCGTAAATTGACTGTTAAGACTAGGTTAGTTGTAGCTGCATTTGGAAGTACACTACGAGCATCTTCAGCAGGAATTCCTAATGATCTAAGTAGATCATAATCACTTTGTAGTTTGTACATCATCCCATTGTAAACTTTAACTACTTCTTCCCCTTTAGCTTTAACCGTTTCAGGTACTACATAATCAAACCCGCCTATCTTATCATTACTTCCCATGCGTACATATCTTTGAGATTGGACTGAGTAACTGAATCCTACACGGTGGCGCGTTAACTGTGTAAGTAATGCTCTGCTAACTCCTTCTACTGCGAAGGTATATGTTAAATGCTCCAGTGTTGAAGTATGCCCCGAACCTACAATATGTCTAATGAGCCGATTTACTTCTTTCCCACCTTTTCCATCAGTTGCTTTGCCCTTGAAATACTTCTCTCCCTCTAAATCTACAATCCTACTAGGTTTATTTGGCGAGTAGCACGTACGGATTGCTGATAAGGCTACCACTTGTCCATGAGTAGAATCAAACCCTTCCTCTCCAATACCAGATACAAGAGACAAATAATTTATAAACTCCTCAGATAATTGCGTATGTGCTAGTAGCTTTACATCCATATTTAATTCTCCATTTCTTAATAAAATTCAAATCTGATTAATAACCGTTATCCTGTCTCTCAAAGTTTTCCGCATTCTTCTCCTTATACGAATCAATAACGTCCTCATAAGTAAATCCATACAAATAGCAAATACGAAAGAAAATGCCAAATGCTCTTCTCAAATGTCCCATTGTTGTGGTTAAATCTCTGTACTGACACCATGCCCTTTTTGCAGTCAACACATCTTGCATATACCATTCGAACAACATATTTACATTGCTAGTATCTTTTCTCATAATTGATTGCATACTGAACGACGGAATAAGTTCATGTCTCCATGTACATTTATCTAATTCAATTACAATGTTCATAAGAAAATGAAGACCATCAATTAACTCTTCTAATAGTCCATTCTTAGGGACTCCAAATCCTGTGCTCCACATCTTAAATGCTCGGGTTTCATTCCATGCTTCACCGATTTCCACCAGTAATGCGCGAAATAACATATCCATTTTGTCATTTCCTTTATATCCAATTCGTTTATCCAGTTCTTTTTGCATTTCGAATAGTTCCGTAATATCAAAGTTTTGTTTCTTCTCTTCAGATGTAATTGTGTGTAACTGAATCATTATAAGTTCACTCCAAGTTTGTATTTTAGTAAGAATATAGTCACACTGATTAAAAGCCAGCTGACTAAAATAATTGCCATTTCCTTTTTAAAGCTCAATCTTCTCCCTCCAACATTTCCACTAACTCCTCAAACGAGCATTCGAATAAATCTCGAAGCCCGTCCTTGGATTTATAAATACCTCTATTAATCAGTTGATCTATGATGTGTTGATGCAAAACTACCCCACCATGTCCTCGACACAAAATTGTAATTCCATACTTTTCACTGGAAAGTATTTTACTGGAGTATCTTTTTCATTAATTGCTACACAACCTAAAACACCCTCAAATTTATTATCCTCAGTCTGAACAACTACTTTATAAAGGACATCTTCTCGTTCACAAATGTCACCTAATTTAAACTCGTCCATTTTACGATCCTTCTTATAAAACATCATGAAACGCTCAAATTCTTCTAACTCTTCATCTGTTGCCTTTCGGAATGTACGTCCCTGATATTTTTTAAAGGAGCATCCATCTTCATAGAAACGATACTCACCAACTTTTAATCCCATAATTAAGTAATATTTGTCCTTAGTCTCCTCTCTTAAGATCCCATACCATTTCCCATTTAAGCTTTCCATTACAAACATTTCGCCGTACTCTAAATTCAATGGCTTTTCATAATCTACAAACTCGTTTTCAAAAAAGAAATTCATACCGATTGCAGATGGTACAATACGCTGACTACTAATTCCTAAAACCTCATGTTTCCCTTTTTTTAATGTATGTGCAAAAAAATCATTTTTTTCTTTAATCCAATTTGTTTTCATTCTTTCAATCGCTTCAAATCCTGTATATGTTTTCATTCTTTCCCCTTCACTTTCTTTAACATTTCTTCAATCCGTTTTCCCGTTGTATTTTTATAGTCCTCACATGACCATTCAGCGTTGTTTGTCGGAGATGGTGTAAATACCATCCCCCAACTACTAATGCTTGAAATATGGACATGAGGACGAATTACAGTAATGGTCATATCAGTTCGTCTCCTCTTTAAAAAGGTAACTTTCTTTTCCGCTTATCTCTTGTATACTTAAACTCAATATGTCTGTATGTGTTGAACATACGTGACGTAATACGTTCATCGTAAGCTTTCATCACAGCTTCTCCTGTTAGGTTTGTTGTAATGATCGTCTTTTTCCCTTGTCTTCCATCAAAGACCTTAAACAGTACACGATTCACGAATGCAGTTGCCTTTGGATCCGCAGCATCCATATCTCCTAGTTCCGCACCTAAGTCATCAATAACTAATAAATCTGCATTAATTAGTAAATTAACAATGCTATGCTCAGATTCCTCAGATTGCCCATTGAACGTAGAACGTATGTAGTCAAATAGTTCTGATACAGAAACATAAAGAACAGTTCCTGCGCTATTCTCATTCATTTCATGAGCAATTGAATAGGCAAGATGACTTTTACCTGCACCTACTTTTCCAACTAGAATTAAATTAAACCTCACATCATTTAAGTAATCTTCAAGTGCTCGTTTTGCTAAGGTGTAATTCTTTTCATCCTCTTCACAATCAGATTTAAAAGTTGAGAATCTAGCAAGTTTAATTGTTTCGTCTTTAATCAAGCTCTTATCGTAAAACATACTTTTACGTTTTCTCTGTTCCTTCTCATCTCGAAATAGATTCATTTCAACTTCTAACTTTTGATTGTCTTCTGCCAACTTACATACTGGGCAAACTACTTCATCATTTATCTTCATGAATCTAACAGTACGTTTACGTTCTTTTTTACAAATCTCACATGTATCAGAAAGGAAGATCATCTTCTTCGAAAGGGTCTTTGCTATATCTGTTACCTTTACTAGAGCCACGTTTTCCTTCCACCTTTCCTTGTTGTAAATAGCCTTCAAACTTTGTACCAAATAACGTTTCTGGTCTTAGATACTTTGCTTGTTCTGTTCTTAGCCATTCTTTAGCTTTTGTATCAATCACAGTTTTGAAGTTATCCACAGTGAATCCTTCTATTAATCTAGTTTTAATTAATGACTGTGTTTTCTTAGATGTTGAACGATAACTACTGCCACAAACGTCGTTGAGATAGTTTACTATTTCGACTATATATTCTTTTGCTGTAGTTTCTGTTGTTACTCTCTGTGTATTCTCTGGTATTGGTCGGTTCAAATTGACCTCTTCCATCGGGTCAACTTGACCTGTTCGTGGGGTCAAGTTGACCTCATCGTCGGTCGATTCTAACTGACGGAGAAATGTATAATCTATTGAGTACCATTTCGTTTTATCAAACTTTTTCTTGTTATAGTTCCCGATAACCAATACATTGATATTTTCAAGATTTTTAATGGTTCTTTTAATGGTTGATTCTCCCCAAAAAGGAAACTGTTCTTGCCATTTTGGAATACTGTTATAAATCCACGGTCTTCCATCATAAAAATGTTTGGAACGCTTTAACCAATAGTGTATCTGTTGTAAAAATATAGCTTCATTCAATCCAATTTTCGTTGCCAATCCTGGAAGAACAAGTAATGGTTCTTCATGAATTAATAAATTACTCATCTCTTCACCTTCCTCATAACAACTTCATAATAGAATCCACGGTCACGATCCATCACAAGGCAACCTTTAAACAGATGAGGATTTTCATCATTTCTATGTTTAACTGTTTCTAACACCTTTCGAATAGGAAATAAATAATCAAACCCTTCATTCTCTAAACGACGACAGCGCTTAAGTAATTCAGATAACCTTTTATCACTTAAATACCGAGTACCTAAACCTCTATTCAAAGCAATTGGCATTGAACCATCTCTTACTATCGTTTTCATTTCAGTCACCCACCTATTGTGCTTGCTGTTGCTTTTCTTTTGCTTCGTTTAACCACGATGTTATTGTTTTTTGTAACTGAGATGCTTGTTGCACTGTCATTCCTTTGAAAGATTGAAACCCTAATGACTGTTTTACAGTGTTTTTCGTTTCTTCAAATGACATGTTATATACTTCCGACAACTCTCTAATTTGCACATGAATTGCTTTTATTCTTTGTTCATTTGCAACCTCTGCCTGTCTAGCTTGCTCCTGTTTTGGAACGTTATCTAGTTGCTTAGCTGCTTGTTTAGGTTCATCATCATGTGGAATATCTTCACCCGAATAGATGTATAAACCTAATCCGTGTAGTGCAATTGCTTTTGCTAGACACCTTTGAATCGACGTGTTTATTTGAAATGACGTAGGTTTTGCGATTGGCTTATTATAGTTATCCAATACAGGATGAATTTGCGAACGTGTAATGTTATTTACCGTTACTTCAACTTCTACAAAGTACCCAACTTCTGTTTTCATATAAGGTAATCCATCAAACCTAACAACTTGCCATGTGGCATCAGGATATTTTTTTAGAAGTTGATCTACAGCCCATGACCAACTTAGATAACTAAAACGCCCCTTCTTCTCAACATGTTTACTGACGTCAATAACTGCTAATTCTGCAAAGTAATTTTTAGTTTCACTCATCGGATTCTCACACTCTCACCTTGTTTTAATGAAATACCATCCCACTTCATACCATTCTTAACCGCAAGTAATAATGCTTTTTTATCTACCTTTGGATTCTGTGGAATCATATATTCTGTCGGAATAACTGCATCCTCTGCAATATCTAAACTTGCTGGATTCTTTTGAATACCTACTGTTATCAATGCACCTTTAACACGTCTTTTATCCACAGCAACCATCTGATGATATAAATAATCCTTAATATTTTTACAGCTGTTCTCAAAAGATTTACGGCGTTCAGCCAAGCGATTTTCTTCTCCCTTGATCACTTCAACTTGCGCTTCTATATTACGAATCAATAACGCTGCACCTTGTACTTTATCTTCAATTGCTTCACTGATTGATTGAAGTGTATCGTTAATTACTTCTGAATCTGCTCCGTCTTCAATCATTTGCTGTAATTGATTGAAGTTACTTGTTAATTCGTACAGTTTCATAGTTTTATAGCCTCCTAAAATGGCATACCGCCATACGGTTTATTAGTTAATACGGTAATCACATAATCTATATCTAACTTTCTACAGGTATCTGCTTCCTTTGCGGATATAAGTTTCAAGCTACTTACAGCCTTTTCAACCTGTTTTTTTAGTAATTGGTTTTCTATTGTCTCTTCCATGTAATCACCCCATGTGATATACTGACCTCGAATTTGTTTTTTATCGGGAACCCATTGCAGTGGGTTTCTTTTTATTTACATAAAACCTTTTGAATAACATCTTCTTTAATGCCAACCTCTCGCATACGCTCTATAACATGCTGAACTCTATCATTTTCTTTCTTTTTAAATATCAATTCCTTTAATTGCTTATCACACTCTTTTGCCTTTTCTCCACATGCCTCATACTCTTTACAAGCCTCATAGAACTCTTTCGTTTTACCCTCTACATTTTTCTTACTTGCAATACGAGTTAACAAAAATTGATTCTTTATGTAGTTCTCCTTCTTATTACGTAATGATTTCGCTAACTCAGCATCCTCGGGTAACACTAAACTTTCAATTCCCACTATATTCACCTTCCTTTTTAAAAAGAGCATTTAAACATACAAACCTATTTTCAATTAATCGACGCTGCTTTTTATTTGGTAATTTATAATGGGCTAGTAGTCTAAGATAATCAGATACTTTTACATTGTTGTAATCAATTGTAAACATCATCAATCCATCCTTTCTTCAGCCCATTCAACTAAAAATGCTTGTACTTGTTTGGCTGGAAAATACCATTTCTTACCCACTTTAAATTTTGGAAACCGTGGATCAAAAAAGAACTGATCCTGAATTGTATTCCACGACATACATACACGTTTTTTAAGCTCCTTAGTATCCCAAAACGCTAACTCAGCGTCGTACTCTTTAACCTTCTTTTGAATTTCTTCCACACATAATTCCTTCACAACATTTTCATCTATTTGAACATTAAACATGATTATTCCCTCCTTATTTTTAAACCACTGATTTCCAGCTGTTATCTGTAAATATTCTCTACAAAGAAATCCTGAGAACGCAATTTTGCGTTTTCTAAACCCTTTTAAATCATTGGTCTCCAACCATTTACAAAATTCAAAGCTTCCTCGAAATCCTTCTTCAAAATATCGCGGTAACTATTCACATTGAAGGCATCTTTCAAGTTACGTCCTAATAATCCGAATAGCTTGCGAGTAGAATCATGTACTTCTTTATCTACATGACCGTTCTCCCATAAAAAATAGATCCGTTTTGCTTTCGTTTTTTCAATTACTCTTTGTTGTCCGTAATCTACAGTTAATTGCTTTTCAACTACCTGCTCTAATGAGGAAACCCTTTTATTTAAGTTACTAGTTCCTGTAGCTAATAGTTCGATTTGACCAAATGTATCAATAGGGACAATTGACTGATTCTCAATGAATGCTCTCATTCTTTTAAATTCTTCAATAAACCTCACTTTAATTTTCATCGTTTCAATTGTGTTATAAGAAAACATTAATATTGTGAAGGCATCTTCTGTCATGTCGATTTTTTGTAAAGTTCGTCCTGTAACATCTTTATAAAAGCTAAGCCCAAAGTTGGACTCAGTAAATTCTCCTTCTCCTGCACTTTCCAACTTTTCCATCTGGACCTTAATATCTCTTAAGACATGTTTATGTTGTTTTTTTAACACTTCAGCTACGGTTAAGCTATCTGTAACGACTTTATTATCTTTAATAAAAACCAGACTTTCTTGATCACCTTTTACAAACAATTCTTCTTTTTCATCTACTACCATTATTTGTTCTGTCACTTTAAATCCTCCTCACACATGTCTAGTCCTAATAATTCAACAATTGCTTTCTTTTGTTTTTTTCCTTTTCTAGACCCTCTTAAAATGTCAGATAAATATGAAACTGATATTTTTAGCTCAGAAGCTAATACAGTTAGTGTTAAATCTCTTTCTAACAATACTTTTCTAACCTCAATTCCAAAACTCGAATATTTCATCTAGATGTTCACACCTTTCAAAATGCGAATATTTTCGCTGATTTATTGACCAAAATTAGTCTGTGTGCTAAATTATAATTATAAAAAGGTATACAAATACAAAACTAAACAGTTTCCTCAGTATTAGTTTCTAAAACTCAAATCAATTTTTATACTCTTTTTAGCTAACAAATTAGCTTACAACCTAATAATAATAGTCTACAAACTAATTGTCAATCGTTATTTTTAGTCTACAGTCTATTTTGTTTCGTATGTAAGTACGGAAGGTGATTAGAATGAGCTTAGTGAACACAATTAAAAATCTGTGTAAAAACCATGATACATCCATATCTGCATTAGAAAAGGACTTAGAATTCGGCAATGGGACCATAAGAAAATGGGATAAAGCATATCCCTCAGCCGATAGACTCCAAAAAGTAGCTGATCACTTTAATGTAACTACTGATTTCTTACTTGGAAGAACAAATCAAATGCATTTAACCACTAAAGATGAAAAAGATATCGAAAAAAGAATGGAAGAAATAAAAAGAGATCTTCAAGGTGAAGACGGATTAATGTTCTCTGGTGAGCCTATGAGCGAAGAAGCCGTAGAATCTTTATTAGATGCAATGGAATACATCGTGAAACAAACTAAAGTAATCAATAAAAAATACGTTCCTAAGAAATATCGTAGTACTGACGATAACTGATGCGAGCTTAGGAGGGAAAACATTGAAATTCGTCATAAGAGATCTAGTCCAACAACTTTGCACAAAACACAACACGAATAACCCCTATGAGCTTGCAGATTGTTTAAAGATAAATGTACTAACTTGGGATTTACACGAAGAAATAAACGGATTTTATAAATATGAAAAAAGAAATCGTTACATTGTTATTAATAATCATTTGTCTCCATCTATGCAAAGAACTGTTTGTGCACATGAATTAGGACATGCAATCCTACACACTCATGCAAACACACCTTTTCTGCGTAAGAATACATTCTTTTCAGTTGATAAATTAGAGATAGAAGCAAATACGTTTGCTGCGCTTTTGTTAATTGATAAAAAGACCATTCAACCTGGTGATACAAAAGCATGTATAGCATACAAAAATAACATTCCAGTTGAACTGTTAGAATTTTATAAGCCTTACTAAAAGGAGGTGAAACATTTTGATTATTGATTTAAACGCTGAACGAGAAAAACGAAAGAAATCCACCGTCAAACAAGAAGAATTTATAAAGGTCCCTATCGTTGAGAACATCCATATTGTTGATGGTGAAATAAAATATGAAGTTTCAGGTTATAAAGAGACTCCTGTGAAGTGGTTGGATGAGTAATCTAGCCACTTTACAATTATAAGGAAAGAGGGCATGTTATAATGGCTAGCTTCAGAAAATTCGGAGATGTTTGGGAATTCAGAGTAAGATTTAAAGACCCTTATACTCAAAAATACAAAGAGAAATCCAAACGTGGATTCAAGACGAAAAAAGAAGCACAACTTGCGGCTGCTGAAGAAGAGAAAAAATTATTAAACGGTTTAGAAGTTGAGATTACTCCTACTTCGTTAAAACATTACCTTAAAGACTGGCTAAAATTATTTAAGCAAGACAATGTAAGGAAAAACACTTTTATCTTGCACGAACGTAACATTGAAAAGCATATCATCCCCTACTTTCAAAACATGAACCTAAAAGAACTCAAACCAATGATGTATCAAAAATTTATTAATTCCTTAACTGATCAGGGGTATAGTAAGCGAACTGTTCAAATTATCCACGGCACAATGAACAATGCTATGAAAAAAGCTGTCAGCTTAAAAAAAATTGAGAATAATCCTTGTGAAGAAGTAGTTATTTCAAATAAGAACAATAAAGAAAGAGAAGGGCTAAAGTATATGCGAAGTGAAGACATTCCCCTTTTCTTAAAGACTTCTTACCAATACAACTATATTTATTACATCTTTTTCAAAGCGCTTTTGAATACTGGTATGCGTAAAGGTGAAGCTGCTGCTTTACAATGGAAAGACATAAATTTAAAAGAACATACTATTACTATTTCTAAAACATTGGATTTTACAGCTAAAAC